GAATCGCGTTTAGCTTTGCGGATTGCCCACTTTAAGCGCCAATCGAATTGTTTTCTTTTAAGATCAATGGACCAGGATAGAATCTGAAGTATCATAAGTTGTATTTAAAAGTGTCTGTTTTCACGCAATCCAACAATATATTGCGAGTTTGATGATCTGGTTCTTTGTGAAAGAATCCAGGTACCTCCTTCAAGTGCATCCGGAGCATCATCATGACTGCGGGATCCCTTTTCGAACATAAGCAGCTGATCAACCAGGACGATCATTCCAGGAGAGTCTTTTTCTTTTTGGTTAAGGATCACCAGGGCACGTTCAAACAATGGCTGCATAGCTTCAATACGTGCAAACTTATCAGGCTTCTTACGTGCATCGCCACGAATTGGGATATGCTGACCGGCAATGTTTCCTGCCTTCTTGAATTCATCAAGCAGTAGCTCCTGCAGGAAGTTGCTCTCCATATAGTAGAGTACAGGTACTTTCCCATCCACATAGCGCATGATCTCATAATGCCAAGATACCATTGTCATGACGGTACACTGATCGCCATATGCTTTAAGAACATGTATTTGACCTTCCTTGGTTTTACCCATTAACATGGTTGATTTATAATCTGCCGTAGCGCTGTTTTTAAATGAAGGGTCAGTATAACATATGAGCGTTTTGTATTCCTTCAGCTCTAACATTTTTCCATAGATGATATCCTTTTGTTTGAATACTGTACCTTCAGTGATGGGGTTATTCATGTATTCCTTCTGGAATCGGCGCTCACCTACAAATTCACGCATCTTGCGGATCTCATCCAGGGTATAGTTTTCAGGCCATGCCGGAAGACCCTTTTTATCCAGGGTATTAACGATCGTATGATGAACACCCGGACGAGAGGCATATCTTGCCAAAACACTGTCCTTTCCGATACGGTTACCTACCATGACGAACCGGCCGCGTCCCATGGCCATCGTTCCGGACAATGCAGTTAGACACCAGTCAAGTGCCTCTCCAACACGCCGGGGATTGCGAATCATCTCATCATCATCGATATCATCGATCACAATGTAATCAGGTCTTTTGCCTCGATCCTTCAATCCCCTGGGAGACTGACCGCGTCCAAGGGCAACGAACAAACAACTATCAGTGGTGTGGAATTCACCATCAGCCCAGTCGCCTTTTGATACCTGCTCTCCAAAGTCTTCTTTGAATGCCTGGTTAAACTGGAGCTCTGCCTGCAGATCGCTGAGAAGCCTTACAGCCATATCCTCTGACTTCGATACCAGGATCATCACGTTCATTTGCCTGGGGTCCTGGATCTTTAACCACAGGGGGATCATCAATGAAAGATGTGAACTTTTTGCATGTCCGCGAGCCCATTCAAACAAAGCCCTGGTGTCAAAATTCTTTAAAAGGTAATCTGCAGCATCCAGTTGAAACTTCCCACACTTCTTGGTTGCAAGGTGAGGAAAATAGGTGTCAACAAAGAACTGGTAATCCTTTCGTGCACGGTTGATACGCTTTTGTTTCTCTTCATGGGATTCAGTGATCCGGAAGGTCTGAGACAGGATCCACTGGACACGATCCTGCCAGCGTTGCTGAAGAACTTTATTGTTACGAAAGTTTGCCATTACCGAGCCTGAATTGAATAAAGATGTCCTGGTACTTGGTCACTGTTTTGATAAATGAGTCTTCAATATTGTATTCCGATCGCTTCTGGATTAAAAAGTCCTGGAACGTCATGAAAGTATTGATATCATCATCAACGGTGTTGGATGTCTTGAGTTCCTTTAGCTGTTTAACAGCCTTTGCAAATGCGTCGGCGGAAAAGCCTTCTTCCTTGTCAAGTATCTCGCTAATCCTGCGAAGTGCCTTCTGCATTAAGTCATCAAGTGAAATGGTCCTGGATGCTCTTTTCTCCATCCAGCCGCCTGAATTCTTCCAGGAGGCAAGTGTTGGGTGAGTAATACCAACGCGTGCACATATATCCTGTGCCTGGGCTCCCTGCATAAAAAGCAGGTATGCGTATTCAAATTTTTCGGGGGATCTGGAATTGACTTTTGCCTTTGGCTTTCTTGCGGCCATAGTTTTTTCACAAAAATGATTGTTTCGCGCGTGAAAATCAAAATTATCAGCAACGCATTCCGTAGTGTTTGCATGGGTTGCCAACTATTTTGGTCACGGATTATTTCCGATATATGTTTGCAGCTACTTGATTAAAAAAAGTGAGCAAGTCATAAATTAAAGCCATGTAATGCCAAAAGGATTTGTACTTAACGATGAAAGCCGGTTGAATTCTTTCGGTTTCCTGGTACTCAATGCAGGCGGGAATTTTGAGCGTTTCAACGAAAACCCGGTGATGCTTTACCTCCATGAGCAGGGACAGCTGATCGGACGTTGGGAGAACCTTCGTGTCGATGGCTGTAAGCTTATTGCTGACGAAGTATTCGATACCGAGGATCCGGAGGCGATGGTGATATCCGGAAAGGTCGATCGTGGATTTCTTAAAGGATCATCCATGGCACTTCATATCCAGGATGCAGAACTGAAAGACATTCCAGGATTGGGACTGGTGCCAGCCGTTACCAAGTGGGAACTTATGGAAGCCTCCCTGGCTCCGGTGCCATCTGGAAAAACATGCCTGAGGCTGTACAACGACAAGGGTGAACTGATCACCAGTAAAGAAGCTATCAAGCTATCAATAGATTCAATCATTCATAAAAACGACAATTTAACCATGGACAAAATCATGTTAACCGCCGAGGCGGCAACCTGTCTGAAGGTTTCGAAAGAGATCGATGTGACAGCGCTGAACACCGCTATCATGGCTCTGGCTGCATCGCGTGAGGAAGCGGTTGCTGAGCTGAAGAATTTCAATGAATCCAGGGCGAAAGCTTTGGTCGAAGGAGCAATCACCGAAGGGCGTCTTTCTGCAGAAAAGAAGGAATCGTTCCTTAAGCTTGCAATCTCCGATTACACCCAGGCCAAGGATCTGATCGAGGCCATTCCTGCAAAGCAGACCCTGAGCGACAAAGTGAAGCCTGCTGGAACTACAGCCGGTAAAAGTCGTGACGACTGGAACTACCTGAAATGGTCCAAGGAAGATCCCAGGGGACTTGCTAAGATGCAGGCCGAGGATCCAACCCGGTTCAGCGAGTTGAAAGCCTCGTACAAAAGCGCGAATTAAGTAGTCACCTAAATAATCAAATCAATGAAAAAGCTCAATTTTAAGAACCTGTTTTTTAACCTGGTGGTTGCTATGATCATCGGGGTTTTATTTGCCGTTCCTGCAGCTGTTTCGGCTGCCGTGGCAGTTGGAGCCGGAACCCTTTTGTCCTTCGTTCCCCAGATGCCCGGAATCCTCATGTCCGGCCTTCAGAAAGAGATATGGACGGATATACTGCTGACGCAATTTTATCCCGACAACAGCTTCATCAGTGAAGCCAGGGACATGAGTGCGCTGGTAGAGAACAATACCATTAACCTGGCCGAGGTAGGCGCAAGCCCTGATGTGCTCATCGACAACACCTCTTATCCCATTGCTGTGAGCTCCAGAACGGACGTGCCCAAGAGTCTGGCATTAAAAACACTGGATACTACCAGCACTGTCGTGCGAAACGTGGAAGCGATGGAACTTGCTTACGACAAGATGAACTCCGTCATTTACGGGCACAAACAGGAGCTTTTTAAAACTGCCTGTAAACTTGCGGCCTGGAATTATGCACCATCATCCAATGCAATCAACACCCCGGTAATCGCAGCAACCGGTAGCATCAAAAATGGCAAACGCCAGCTGCTTTTCGATGATCTTATGCGTCTGATGGTTGCTTTCAACAATCTTGACTTTCCTGCCGATGGCCGTATTCTGGTCCTTAACCCGCAACATGAAAGCGACCTGATCATGCAGGACCTTCTTTTGTACAAGGCGGCAATCGTTTCCGGGAACTTGTTCGGATTCAAATTATACCGTACATCGGTGACGCCGATATACAACAATTCAACGGGCGTTAAGGCTGCTTATGGAGCTGTTGCTGCTCCTTCGACGGATTGTATCTCATCCTTCTCATTCCACAAAGATGAAGTGATGAGGGCAATTGGAACCGTGGAGATGTTTGCGAAGTACATGGATCCAGACAACAAGGGTGACGTGGTTAACTTCCAGATGCGTTTCTGCGCACTTCCATTGCGTACCAAGGCAATTGCAGCCATTTATTCACCACTGGACTAAAACCCGGATGGAAAGGATCCTGGGAGAGCAATCTCCTGGGGTCCGCTGATCCGGAAGGCGAGACAGGCTATGGGAGAGTTCGAAGTTTGGGTCTATCGCGGGGCAATTGTCTTACTACTCGGAATACTGTGGTACCTGGCAAAAGGAGTCCTTAAAGAACTGAGAATGATCAGAACATCGTTGCAGGTGCAGGAGGTAGTTCAGGCGAAGCAGGATGTGAAGGTAAATGCGCACGAAACACGTCTGACGGATCACGGTCAGCGCATACGCAGCTTAGAACATAAATCGGATAGTTGTCAATATTGTAATGAAGCATAAATGACCAGGGTAAACATAGTGATCACATTCGTAATTCTGCTGTTGATTTCCGGTTGTACATCAACCAGAGACACCTCGGTGGTTACACACGATCAGGCTGTCACCCTGAATCACGATAGCTGTTTTGATCATCAGACTGCCACGGTGGATACTGTAAAAACGCGTTTTGATTCTGTTTCGAAATTTCTTCCTACCAAATGGATCATAGATACCGTCAGGTATCAGGATCCTGCTTCAATGTCAGTAAAGCAAGGCAGGTCAACACTGACTATTGCAAGAGTTCCTGGTGGCATCAGGGTGACAGCATCGTGCGACTCCCTTGTACAGCTCCTGGTCAGCCGAAACCGTGAGATTTACGAACTGCGTCAGCAGGTAGACAGTAAAGTATCTTCCTCTTCAGCATCCTCCGTTAAGGTCGTTTATAAAACTCCTTTATGGATGATCCTTTTGCTGGTCATATCAGTACTTATAGATGTTATCATTATCGTTTATACAATAAAACCAAGAATACTATGACAAAGAAAGTCACTCCGGTTCTGCAGGAAAACACGGAACCGGCCACCGGTAATGTAACCGATCAGGCAGCCGAGCAGAGTAGTGTCCAGGAAGAAGCACTTGAATTTCCACAAGAGGCTTCTCCAATATCGGAGGCTCCCAAGGATCCAGTAGTCGAAGATCTGACAGGCGAAGATCCTGATGATGCTGAAGACAAAGCACTCGAGCGGATCAAGGAAGTCTTCGCAAGTCATGACGTGAATGAGATTCACATGACCTCCGATGGTACCTGTTTCATCGAACCGCAACATGCCAGGATGCACTCCGAGAACTTGGAGGATCCCAGAGTACTCACCATCAAACGCCAGGAGGTATAAATGTCAAACAATACTGGATTACCTAAAGTTACCATTGTATTCGACAATGGCGCCCTGGGATTGGTTTCACCAAGTCCCGACGGTGTGCTTGGCGTTCTTTGCACTGGAGTTGTTGTTGCCGGTAAATTTGCCCTGGCGACTCCCTATATCATCACATCATTTGATGATCTATCCAACAATCTGGGCATCACCACGGCAAACAATGCCAATATCGTGAAGTTGTTCAGCGACTTTTATTCAATGGCTCCGGCCGGAACAGAAGTATGGCTGATGGCCTTTGCTGACACCGTCACATTGACCCAGATGGTTGACGTTACGCTGACCAATGGAAAGTCATTGATCCTGGCTGCTAACGGACGCCTTCGCGGGCTTATCGTTACCAGGACTCCGGCCTCCGGATATACTGCCACCGTAACTGCAGGTCTCGATGGAGATGTTGCAACAGCTGTTGTGAAAGCCCAGGCGATCGCCCAGTGGTCGGCTGACACCCTGATGGCTCCCCTTTTCGTCATGATGGAAGGAAGGAGTTTTTCCGGAGTCGCATCGGCTTTGACAGACATGTCTACAGCTTCTAACAACCGGGTGGGGATCTTCATCGGAGATACCATAACAACCAGCGCCAATGCCTGCATGGGTATGCTTGCCGGCCGTATTGCCGCAGTAGGAGTTCAGCGCAACATCGGCAGGGTGAAGGATGGTCCTATCTCGTCGCTCACCGCATTCATCTATGATAAAAAGGTGGAGCAGGCTGATCCGGGATCGATCCATGATAAGGGATACATCACCTTGAGGACTTTTGTTGGCCGCAGCGGGTATTTCTTCTCTGACGACAACCTTTGCACCCTGCCCACTGACGATTACTGCTCCCTCACCGCCCGGCGCACCATCGACAAGGCTTACCGTATCGCGTATGATACGCTTCTTAATGAATTGCTTGATGAGATCCCTGTAAATGACGATGGCACCATTGCAGCGACCAAGGCCAAGAGCATCGAAACGAAAGTGGAGAATGCCATCATCAACAGCATGACCATCAATGGAGAGCTTGGTAATGATCCGGGCAATCAAAACGACACTGGTGTGATCTGCTTCATTGACCATACGCAGAACCTGGTGAGTACCCATGAGCTTAATGTCACCCTGAAGGTGAAACCCTTCGGATATCCCAAATACATTGTTGTAAACCTCGGATTTAAAACCTTAACCGCTTAATCTTTAAACCATGAAAAAAATCATCGTAATTGCGGCTCTCATGATGTTTGCCGTTGTGACCTTCTCTCAAAAAATTGTACTGGCCAACTATGGAGATACGCTTTCCGGTGCCACTACAAAGTACTATCCGGCACCTGCATTCAGCGACTTGCCGTTCTGTTCCTTTGAGGTATATGTGAATCACCTGACCGGATCGACCGACAGTACCAGGGTTTATTACCAGGGAAGCATCGACGGATCCACCTGGATCAATCTTAATCCGACAACCTATGCAACGTCGGTAACTGTTGGTGCAGTGACTCCAACTGACTTTACGACCTGCATGTTTTATACTACAGCTGCCGGGATGCTTTGGAATATAACCAACTCCCTGAAACTTCCTTATTATCGAATTGCGGTACAGCATTGGGTTACCGGTACTGTATCCGTTAAAGCGTGGATGTACAAGAAGAAATAAACGGGGTTTCATTATCATTTAAAACTGACAGAAATGTTCGATTCACGTCAATATGAATTTGCGGATCTCAACCTCGAGCTGGGTGGCCGCACGATCACCGGGTTCCGCGGGATCAAGTACCAGTCAAAGCAGGAGAAGGAGCTGGTGTATGGCAAGGGAAATGAACCCATGCACATCCAGAAAGGCAATATCGCCTACGAAGGAGAGATCACCATGCTCCAGAGCGAACTGGAAACTCTGCGCAAGGCGTCGACCACCGGAAGTGTGCTGGCATTGCGCCTGGATGCAGTTGTGGCCTATGGGAACCCTTCCAACGGTGACACGCTGATCATCGACAAGATCCGTGGCCTTGAATTCACTGATGATTCCAAGGAGATGAAACAGGGTGACAAGTTCATGGAAGTGAAGCTCCCGTTCATCTGTCTGAAAATCGAAAATCAAAAACCGTAAATCATGTCGAAAGATAAACTCATCGGCGAGGTAACTGCCGAACAAATCGAACAGTGGAAGAAGAAGTACGGAAAGGTGTTCGGGGTCAAGGTGGATGGTCATATCTGCTACCTGAAGAAACCTGATCGCAAGATTCTTGGATATGCGTCCACTGCCGGCAAGACCGATCCTCTGAAGTTCAATGAAGCGATTCTGAATAATTGTTTCATTGGCGGCAGCGAAGCCATTAAAAAGGAAGATGAGCTGTTCCTGGGCGCGAGCTCGGTACTGGCTGAGATCATCCAGGTCAAAGAGGCAGAGCTCGTAAATTTTTAGAGGCTGCCAGTGTAGACGATAAGGAATTTGTTCGTATTGCAAATGCCCAGCTCATGTACTACATGAACATTCCTGACCCTGACAGCCTGAGCGACGAAGATTGGGCACGACGTATCCGAGAACTTGAATTCATCCGAAAACTTGAAGCAAAATCTAATTCGACATAAAGATGAGCAATATTCTTGAGTACACGCTTCTTCTTAAAGATCAAATGAGCGGTAAACTAAGCAGCATCGGGATCAGTTCTGATGCTGCTTCGTCTAAGTTCACATCACTCAAGGATAAAACCAACCAGGTTAGTGATTCCATGCACAAGCTCGAAAAGGCTGAGAGCAGTGCTGCAAAGGTTGGTCACAGTGCATTTTCCGGATTAAGCAATCTCTTAGGCGCTATCGGTATATCTGCAGGACTTTACCAGGTTGGTGAACTCTTTACTCAAGGAATTGAGAAAGCGCACCTGCTTCATGCTGCTGAAGCCCAGTTGGCCAACACCATGCAGAACATGGGAGTCTACAGCCAGGAAGCATTTGAAAAGGCTGTCATTGGATCAGGCATGCTCGCATCACATATTAAGTTTTCAAAGGGAGAAGTGATCAGTCTCCAGAGTCAGCTTCGCCTGGTGGGAAACATTGGTGAGGATGAAATGAACCGTATGATCGCTGCTTCAGCCGACATGGCTACCAAGTTTGGCATGCAGCTCCCAGAAGCAGGAAACGCTATTGCAAAGGCCATCAATAATCCCGAAATGATGAAACGGCTGGCCATGCAGCTTAAGATAGACCCGGAGACGGTAAAACACATTCAGGATCTTGCTAAACATGGGAAGGAAGCCGCCGCCAGGCTGGAACTGATCGGAGTGGTTGAACAGAAAGTCGGAGGTGCTGCCAAGGCAGCCTTTGATGCGGATCCAACGGCGAGGTTCGAAAAGGCCATGGGTAAGATCAAACTTACCCTGGGAGAAATCGGCATCGGATTTCAGAAAAGTGTCATGCCGGTTGTTGAATGGGTTGCTGATAAGTTCATCGTTTATTTCGGATACATACGCACTGCAATTTCAATCGTATCTGTATCATTTGAAAAACTATGGAACATCATAAGTAACAATTCTATTGTCCAGGGAGCCATCAATTTATTTCAGAACTGGTGGAAATTATTCGATGAAGGCAAATGGTATGTTATAGCAATTACTGCAGCATTAGGAGCTATGTTGGCAATAACAGTAGTTAGTGCTGCATGGTCTGGTATTGCAACAGCAGCTACCTGGCTTTGGACAACTGCGCAAGCTGCATTCAATTCAACCATGTGGGCCAATCCTATCACCTGGATAATTGCCTCTATTGTAGCCCTCATTGCTGCGATTGCGTATGTGATTTATAAAACTGACGGTTGGGGCAAACTGTGGGAGGGATTGATAACATTCTTTACAAATGCCTGGGCTGGATTCAAACAGTACTTTGTCGTCCTGTGGCTTGAAGTTCAGGACAAATTCATGTCAGGTGTCGAGCTTATTGAAAAAGGATGGTTCCGGATAAAGAGCCTATGGGACAAAGAAGGTGCCGATGCCGGGTTGAAGAAACTCAACGACGACTCAAGTAAGCGTGCCCGGGAAATTGCTGCAGCAAAAGGCAAGATGGATTTATACAATTCTGCAGCTGCAGGTGGATTAATCAATGGCGCGGGCGCAATGCACTGGAATAGTGGGAAAAGCCTTGGCGACATCGCATCAAACCTAAAAAACAAGCTTGGTATTGGGGATAATAAGATCGCTCCTGCTGGTGTCCCTGGCATGGAATCAGGTGGCAAGCCTGAAGGTGGCGGGCTGGCAGGATCCGGGGCGACTGAAGGTATCGCAACTGGAGGTACCCGCAATACCACTGTTAATATCAACTTCAAGAACATGGTTGAGAACATGGTATTTGGAGGCGACTCAAAAGAAAACCGTGGTGAAATGGAAAAAGAGATCTCGCAGATCTTAATGCGCATACTTGGCATGGCTAAATCTACAGCGTAAACATGGACACTGAATTCACATTTGCTGCCGGTTTTAATGCTCCTCCTTTTTTTGCCCAGGATAAGGTCGTGATTATTGCATACAACAAGGATAACAACTCTCTCAACTATGCCGGTAAAACTAACAGTCAGCTCCAGCTGCAAAATCAATTTCCATTAAAGTTAAGTCACAAGGATCTTGATGATTTCACCTTCCCGATTGATCCAATCATCACCCTGAGCTTTAAAAACGTCATTACCCGAAGAACCATCTCGAAGGGAAAGAAAAGAGGATCTGTCAAGGAGCGCTGGACCGAGGACGATGTCGATATAACCATCTCCGGCGTGTTTATCAATAACGACGATGCCTATCCAGAAGAGGTTAACAAGGTTCGTGCATTCTTCGAGCAACACAGCGCCATTGACGTGACATGCACCTTGCTAAACGATCGCGGCATAAATCAAATAGCAATCGAATCGCTAAACCTTCCATTTACAAAAGGAAAAAACAACCAGGCATTCGAAATAAAAGCTTTTAGCGATGATGTATTCACGCTTTTAATTGAGGATAATTAATGTTTGACTTAACCTGGAAAATAAAAGTAGGCAAGTACAAGCTTAACATGCTTGACAACGTGAAGATCATTCGCAGTGTCGAGCAGTTGAGTGATACTGCTGTCATTGTATTACCGGGAACATGCTTTAATAAGGCGATCGAAATTGAAAGCCAGATCAAACGGGGTGATGCTGTTTCTGTCCAGGCTGGCTATGATAATAACCTGGTTAGTGAATTCGAAGGGTTTATCGAAAGCATTTCGACAGACGGGGCTGCGATCAAGATCAACTGTGAAGATGCCATTTTTGAATTCAGAAAAGCAGTTGCTGACAAGCAGTTTATCTCTCCGGATGTAAAGGATCTTCTTCAGTATATCTGCGACCAGATCGGTGGCTATTCGGTATCCTGTGACTATTCATTCAAGTATGATAAGTTCGTTATTCATAACGCAACCGGTTACGATGTCCTGAAGAAGGTTCAGGAGGAGTGTAAGGCAAATGTTTATGTCAAGGACAAGGTACTCCATCTCCATCCGCAATACAAGGAGATCACCGGAGCGGTGAAATATTCATTCCAGCAGAATATTGAAAAAAGCGACCTGGAGTATAAAGATGCCAGGGATCGGGTTGTGGAAGTTATTGTGGAAGGTAAAGGCCATGATGGGAAAGTGATCAGGGTGTTCGCCGGATCCACCGGGGGAGACCAGGTAACCATCAAGATCGATGGCGTGAGTGATCAGTCCACCCTTAAGGCACTTGCCCAGGAGCAACTGAAGATTAAAAGCTATACCGGTTACTCCGGACATTTCACCGGATGGCTGTTACCATATTGCGATGCAGGCTATAAGGCATCTATAAAGGATGAAGATTATGAATTCAAAGATGGTGACTATTACGTGCTGGAGGTGGAAACTACTGTAAGCAGCGCCGGTGGCCAGCGTAAAATCACCGTAGGCATGAAACTATGAGCGACTTAAGAACCATACGTCAGCATATCCGGGATATCGCAGGTGTCAATGACCTGGGATCTCCATTTCTCACGGGCATGGTGTCCAAGGTGAGCGAAACGGATTGCAGTGTGATGATCGGTGCGCTGGAGCTTACCGGGGTCAGGTTGTTTAGTATCGGAAATCCTGGGACCATGCTCATTAAACCCAAGAAGGGGAGTATGGTCACGGTGGCCGATCTGTCCCAGGGAAAGATGCGTGATCTGATGATCATAAAAGCCGATCAGGTTGAGCTGATAAAATACAATGAAAATGGCCTGGTGGTTGAAATTGACAGCGTGACAAAGAAGATTGACATCAAAAACGACTCCATTAGCCTTAATCAACTTATGACATCTGTTTACGACATTATTTCAAAGCTAACCGTCAGCACTCCGAATGGTCCTTCAGGAACTCCATTGCCTCCGACAGTTACTGCGCTTGAGAAGTTTAAAACAGACTTTCAAAACCTTTTAAAATAGATTGAAATGCCGTTGCAAAGAGCTCCGTTGAAACAAGGAATTGCCAGTTTGATGAAAGATATGATGGATCGCACAGACCCGTCATATGATGAATTCGCTGACCGGCTGAGCACTTTGATTGAAACGTATGTGAAAACCGGCACCGTAACCGTAGCGGCTGCCATACCGGTTGCAACCACCGGGAGCGCAACGGCACAGACCGGAGTAACAACCGCAACAGGAACAGGGGTGATAAATTAACGATGGCTATTGTAACTGACATATTGTGTGACGCGGTGGGTGATATCGCATGCCTTCATGGGGACATGGTCCTTGGTGATGGTACCTATCAGCATCAGGCAGATCTGCTCGAAGGCAATGAAGGTGACTATAAGGAATCTCCGACCATTTGTGTTGGCCTTGATGGATTTTTAAATTCAGAAGACACCACTGAGATGCTGCGCAAGATCCGGATCCAGTTCGCCAAAGATGGCATGTCGGTGACAAAAGTAGTGTACAACACAAATCTTGAAATAAAAGCAAATTACTGATGAGAACAGTACTGGCACAAAATGATCAGACACTTTTCGACCTGGCTCTGCAGGAGCTTGGATCAATCGAAGGGGTATGGGCCATGCTCGATGCCAATATCGGGTTACAGGTGGATCTTTCTGTTCCAGCCGGGTACCCGGTTAGGATCCCTGATACTGTGATCAATTCAAGAGTTGTCGATTATTACGTGAAAAATTCAATAAAGCCGGTAAGTGGTTTGGATAATGAAGCTGTCATAACACAAAATGACCTCAATAATATGAAACAAGATTTTGATTATAACTTGTCTGGTGGAGAGCATGTATTTTCCGGTGTCCGGCTGTTCTTCCTGCATGATATGCTCTCAGTACAGATCGTTTATGACGGGATCACTGCAGACACCGTGGTGGTCTCGGTGGATCAGTCGCTCGATGGCGTGACCTGGACGTCGGTACCTTATGTAAACCAGGTACTGGATAAAACAAAACCGGCTCACACCTTCAACATCATTGGATTGTTAACTAATTATGTTCGCCTGCATGTCGAGGTGCCTGACGCCTCCGATGGAGTAATCAACTCTGTAACCTGGAAAACTTAATATTATGGCCCGCACAATTGCTGAAATATACGATGCGCTCAATGCCAGTAAGGCTTCTTTTTCGGAGCTGAACGATTTTGTCGTGTCAACCTCGGTACCTGGATCCACCCAGGACAATTCTGCTGATCTGGCCATCGATGTCACTTCCGCGTCAAAGGTGGCCGTGTGGCGCCTCTGGATGTGGATCTTTGCAGTGGGATCCTGGATGGTAGAAGTCCTCTTTGACCGGCACAGCGCTGACGTGACTGCCGTGCTTGATTCCAAAAGGATTCATACCCTGCGATGGTATGCCGAAGAATCAAAAAAGTATCAATACGGATATCCGGTAAGCTGGATTGATAACATGTATCAGTATGCAACCTCTGATGCGGATGCTCAAATTGTAAAGTATGCTGCAGCTTCAGAAAAAAATGGAACAGTGGTCCTCAAGGTTGCTAAGAATTCCGGAGGCGTGAAGGCGCCATTGACAACATTGGAAAAGTCGACATTCACTGAATTCTGGAGCAAATGGAAAGATGCCGGTGTGAAGCTTGAAATTGTTTCGCAGCCTGCAGATCAGCTTAAGATATACATCACCATCGTGCGGGACCGGTTGGTACTGGATGGGAACAATAACCTGCTCCGGGATAACTCCATCAACCCGATCACCCTGGCCATTGATGCCTTTGGCAACAGCCTGGAGTTTGATGGCGTACTTCGTTTGTCAAAACTGGTCGATTCCATACAGGCTGCAGAAGGGGTTGTTGACGTGCAGCTCACCCAGGCATGGCATAAGCCTGCAGGTGGATCATACTCAGTGGTGAACATGTCTGTTGAGTCCATTGCCGGATATTTCGAATTAAGTTACACCGATAGTCTATTTACCTACCAGGATAATGTGGAAGTCTCAATTTTCGATTAATGTAATCGGTAATATCCTCATCCCGCACAGGCACCGCAAACCGCGATTCATTGCCTGGGTGAAGGTGTTTCTTGCCTACCTGGTGATGGTCAAAGAGGATCTGTACCTGTATTGGGATCAGACGATCGATGATGCTTCAATGACTCCGCAGATCATTTACCTGGAGCGTTACCTGAACTTCCTGTTTGAACAAACCAGCATCTTCATCGACGAAGGGTATACTCTTGGTCCGTGGATCTTCCTGTACACAGAGACGGCAGATCCGGAGTTCTTCATGGATCAGGATGATTCATTTGTCTTTAACAATGAAGATGCTATCTGGGTTGACTTCACGGTCAACATCCCGACAATTCTTGGTAGTGTAACATCACGTATCGCAGCATTGGTGCATAAATACAAGCTTCCTGGGAAATCATTTATTATTCAAAAATTCTAACATGAACAGGTTAAAAGCAATTACAGGCGGACAGCCACTAAGATCTGATGACTGGTCATACATCCAGGACGCGACTGCAGACGCCCTGAGCGCCCTTGTAGTTGGTCTCAAAAGAAGTACTGGCACCTGCATCATCACCGGGCTTGGAGTCACTTTTGGTGATGGCACGGTAGACGTGGGCGAGGGAGTCGTTTTTATTAATGACGAATTATTCTATGTCCCCGCAACCCGGTTTGATTATCATGACGAGACCTGGAGCGTGTATTTGACCCCTAATATTACCACCGGAGAGTCCAGGACTTTTAGGGACACCCTTACACACGATGTTTACGAATACCGTCAGTATGCAGCCGGGTACGGGGCAAGCATCCCATCCGGAAGTATCCCATTTCCAGGCGCGGACATACTCACCCTGATAACCTCTGAGGTGGTTTCTCATGTACCGGCTCCTCCATCGCAATTGCTCAAATACGCAACCGTAACCTATCCGGTAAGTTCATTGACTGCGCCACAATCGATCATACCTGCTCCTGGCACTGGGAAAGCGATCAAGGTTATTTCACTATCAGCCTGGATATCGCCCTTGTCAGCTATTGCGGCTGGGACACAATGGCTCAATATTGCCTATTATTATGACGATGGCTCAGCGAGTATTGGAACATTTCCTCACAGTTTTGTTGTATCTGCAGCTGCGAAGATGAGCGATATGGTTCCGGCTCCAGCAGACATTTCTGTGAACCAGGCTGTGCAAGTGCAACTTTCTTCGGGTGCAGCACCAACAAGCGGATCGGCCTCAATTAAATTCCATTGTTTTTATGTCATAATCACTCTTTAACGTGGACGGAACCAGTAAATATATCAACCTAAGAACAGGGCCTGAGGGTGTCGGGTTGCCACCAGGGGACGAAGTGGGAGATATCCTTCAGTGGGATGGATCATACTGGGCTCCCGTATTGCTTGCAATTGGTGCTCCTGCAACATATCATGTTGTTGCAAGTGGATCTGTTTCGGACGTTGTTCCCTCTGGCCGCAAGCTGACACATGTTACCCTGGTCAATAACGAATCATTTTCACTTACTGTCAGCCTTGGATTAACCAATCATGGCACTGAGCTCCTGGACAGCGAGGTGATCCCATCACATAAATGGATTGATATCCCGATTAGTCGGTATTTATCATTTACATCAGCATCGCCATTATGGCTGCAGATTAATGAAACGATGACCAGTAGTGGCTTATCAATGATTGTTGAAATATAAACCTGTTGTACTCATGAAAAGATTGTTGTTGTTGATTTTGGTTTTAATCTCGTTATCTGTCGCGGCACAACAAAAGATAGAGAACCTGGATAAACTCACAGTTCCCCTGGTGAAGATCCCAAACGCTACGGTTGCTCCATCTCCATCGACAAGTATGATGTATGCTATCGGGAATCATCTTTACTGGGGGCCCAACAGATTAGACACAGTTGGTGGTTCAACCGACACTGCCGGATGGCATATTGCCCCTAAATCATGGGTATCACTGTATTTTCAGACCAAGGGAACTTTCCTGAATGTTTCAGATACGGGAGTATTCGTAATGAGCCGTGACAGGGCAGCTTCTACCTTTGAACCCAAAATAGGCATAGGCACAACGAATCAGTATTGGCGGGGTGATAAGTCATGGCAGACTATAGCGGTGCCTGCATCAACATGGACTGTCTCAGGCAACAACCAATATTCAGCGGTGAGTGGGAATGTGGGGATAGGGACAACTGACATGAACGCAAAATTAACCGTTACGAGTACTGATACAAATTCTATTTATGCGATAAATACAAACGAAAATAACGGGCATAATACTATAACCGGAATAAGCAATAGCACAGGTGGGGGAGAAGGAGCAGGTGTATATGGTGAATCGAACTACGGATATGGTGTTCGTGGAGTTAATACGATTGCGGATGGGGGAACCGGGATATTGGGTGAAGCTATTGGGCTTAATGGTACGGGAGTTAGAGGTACTGGAACAACATACGGTGTTTATGGTGAATCAAAGGCTAATTATGGAGGTTTTTTCAATGTAACTAATGCATACAATACAGGTACGGGGGTATATGGAAATGGAGGAAATTACGGAGGAAATTTTGTAAGTACAGATGGGTATGGATTATATGCAGGTTCAACTAATGGATATGGGGTAAGCGGAGTATCAACAACAAGTACGGGGGTTTCAGGAAGTTCAACAAGTTCATACGGTGGAACGTTTTCGTCAACATCCGGTATAGCATTGATGGCAACTTCTTACGGAATTGCGGGTCAATTTGTTGGCAAAGTAAAGATAGACACCATCCCCACCCAAGTCACCGCACCGTCCACGGTATTAACCGATAGTTTGGGTATTATCAAGCGTTATCCATTTCCGGCAGTTTCCCCCTCCGATACGAACCTTTGGGTACATTCCGGGAACAAGTTATACCCCAAGTTATCAACCGACAGCGTAGGCATAGGCAAAGTACCAACGGCAAAGTTGGACGTGAACGGCGATGCTCTGATTAATGGGGTGACGGTGGGAAAAGGAAAAAGTTCATATAATGGAAATACAGCAATGGGAGTTAGCGCCCTAAAGAGCAATACAACTGGGCAACATAATACAGGAATTGGTGCGTGGTCATTATATAGTGTATCAACAGGACTTCAAAACACGGCTATTGGGAGTAACTCATTGTATTATAATAATGGAGATGCAAATACAGCAATAGGAGCATATTCTTTAACTCAAAATTCATCTGGATTAAAAAACACAGCAACAGGTGCTGGTGCATTAAGAAATACAACAGGAAATAATAACACAGGAAACGGATGCAGTTCCTTATATAATAACACCACCGGCTACTCTAACACCGCAGTAGGGGTGAGTGCGCTGTATAGTAATACTATACGCGGAAATTTAGTAGCCATTGGAGATAGTGTGTTATATAAAATTAATGGCACTACATTGGATAATGGTAAATGGAATACCGCTATTGGGAGTAAGGCAATGTATAATGCTACAACTGTAAGGGGTTCAACAGCAGTTGGATACAATGCACTTTATTCCTGTACGTCTAGTGGTTATAATACTGCCATTGGATATCAATCTTTATATTCCATAACAACAGGATCAAGTAATACAGCGGTGGGGACTGCTTCAATAAGTCAGGAAAGCACTGGTAGTTATAATGTTGGATTAGGGACGTATGCTTTAAGTGGCATTGTCGGAAAATCAGGGAATACAGCTATTGGATATAGCGCACTTCAAAACATGAATGGGTCACATAATGTTGCAATAGGAGACTCGAGTGGGAATTATAATGCGGGTTTATCAAATAGATTATTTATTGCTTCATTAGATTCTACCACACATGGAATTTATGGAGATATGACTACCGGAAAGGATTGGTACAGAATCAATGGCACATGGATGATTAAGACTATTCCAACAGGCAGTTCATCAGATAGCATTATGGTATCAAATAGTGGATTACAAAAGAAAATACTGAATAGCTCTACTAATTGGAACACCGCCTACTCCTGGGGCAACCATGCAAGTGCAGGTTATCTCGTCAATCCCATGTCAACCGTGGGCGATATGATCTATATGGATAACACCCCTACTGCGAATAGAGTGCCTATTGGTGCGGAAAATCAGTATTTGTCGGTCAAGAAACACTCTGTGTCATTGCCCGGAATAGATTACTATGTGCCTGAGTGGAAAACACCGGATTGGTGGGCTAAATCTGACACTACGGCAACGCTTGAAACCAAAGCATACAATGATTCTAAATTGGCGTTAAAAGCATCCGTATCGTCTCTGACCGCCAAACAGGATAGTAACAAGACTGCTTTCTACGTTCCGTTATCGGGAGGGAAATTACTTGCAAGATACAACTACAACATGGGGATAGGATCGGCTCTTGCACCACAGCACACCCTTGCAGTGGTTAAGGCAGCAGCAGGGATAAATATCGTTGATCCTAATTACAACAAGGTCCGTACCGCAGATAGCAACGCAGCCACGGACACATCAAGTATCTGTCAGCAGATCGTCAAGGGAAACCCCAAGATTGATGCCAAGAATCGGAAAGGCGTATCCGTGTTTTCGCTTGACACCTTGGGTCGTGTTAAGTCCAATGTCTTTTACACAGAGAATGACTACCAAGGTTTGGCATGGAACGAAAACACAGATCAGTATGTCAGACTTGGCACACTTGCCGGTAAAGCCTTATCCGCAACTCCTGGTGATCAGCTTATGCCAGTTCAGTCGGGTATGCGGGGGTGTGTTATGCAAGACAATGGTGTGGTGAATTACTATCTATTCCCGGCAGATTGGACCTACAAGGATGATTTATCAGCAGCAACACTAACAGGCGCAGACGGCCAGGTGATGGTTGAGATCCCTAAATTCTACTTCAAATATGCCTATACAAATGGTTGGCATATCTGGAAGATCAGCAAGTATCCATTAACCGGATTTACGGTTCATCCTGTATTCACCCCTACCGGCACCGAAAACGATTATACTTATATCGGAGCCTACGAAGGATCATTGTACAATGTGGCAAGTTCGATCTATGCCAATGGACTTTATCAACCTGCTCACTCGGCAGGGTTTACATCAGCCACGAAAACGATTGCAAAGCTGGCGGGTTCGGCACTGACCATTGCAGTTTCAGCAGGTGGAACGGGTTACGCAGTTGGAAATGTGCTGACAATTACGGGCGGCACACTTGCCGCGACCTGCACGGTATCAACAGTATCAGCAGGCGTAGTCACAGCGGTCACGCTCACCACGAAAGGGTATGGATTGACAACTGGGGTTAAGGCGACAACAGGGGGCGCGGGAACCGGATGCACGATCAATGTGTCGGTGCTGGAGGATATGACTAACTGTTATACCAACCTTGCGGTTGGAGATAAGGTAGTCGTGTCGGGAACTGTAAGTAACAATGGCACCTTCACTGTCGCTTCCATCGGTAATACATCATTTACCGTGTCAGAAGCCGTAACGGATGAAACCTATGCTTTGAATTGTGTAATTCAGACTAAAGTGGTCACCACGGCCACAACAGGAGATAAACTTTGTTCCGTGTCTGGTAAAGTACCAGTCGTTTATCAAACCAGGGCTTCATTCAGAAACATATCCGCTAACCGGGGAAGCAATTGGCATCAGTTGGGATATGACCAGGTTGATGCTGTCGAGTTGTTGGGCCTTATTGAATATGGCACATTCTACTGGCAGAACATCGCTGAAATCGGACCGGGAATAACAAATGTTGGCGATTGGCCTGCTTATAACAACGACAATCCATTCGTGCCAACGGGCAATGGAAATGTATATGGCAACTACTCAGCTGATAACGCCGGAGCTGCAACCTGCGCAGGAGATAAGGCAAAGATTAATAAATATCGTGGAATTGAAAACTTCTACGGTCACATTTATAAGTGGGTTGATGGGATCAATGTGAATAACAATAGGGCTTATGTTGCGTCAAATTACACAACATGGGCGGATGATACCAGTACAGGTTATACTGATCTTGGAGCTGATATTGCAAATGCAAATGGTTATCAAGAGCACCTGATTAATTCATCGCGTGCGATATTACCGTCAACTGTTGGCGGATCAGGATCAGGTTCAGCACGAATCACTGACTATTATTATCAATCAACAGGGTGGCGCGTCGGGAGTTTCGGCGGCTTTGCGGGCAGTAGTTCGGGTGCCGGCGGGTTCTGCTGGTTTCTGGGTTATGGCTCCGGGACTGTCTATCAGTACTTTGGCGGTCGTCTTTCCTTCAAATGAAAATGGCGCGTAGCTTAATAACGAAATTATGAAAACAGAAAGCAAACAACCAATCATTCAGATACATGGCAACGGGTATCTGATATACTTCAACGAGAATCAGGTTGACGATGGGTACGAATATGACACCTGTGAGGTTTCTAACTCCCCAATAAGACGGGAAATAATCGAAGCCATGATAGCATCACGCTACACCATTGGAGCAGAGTTTGCCGCGATCAACAACAAGGATTCAAACCCAACAGGATATGCAGAGTATCAGGCATGGAGGGTTATCTGCAAGGGTGAGGCAACACGAGCAATGGAGGGGTTATGACACTGACTGACCAGCAAAAAGAAAGGCTAATGATTGACCTGACAGGTAAGTTCAACCTGAATGGCGATACCTGTAAAGAGATAGCCGATTTCGTGGGAGATTGGCTGACTGACATTAATGTCGTTCAGGACAGGCCAATGCAAGACCCATCAGAATTAGACCCGTATTCACCCCACGCCAAATGGGTTAGTTCATCACCATTTAGCACGTTTCAAAACAAACCCAAGTAAACTACCCACCCACGCAAAGCGATGGGATGGGCTTTAAAAATTAACACGAATGCAGAGAGCAAAACATATGAAGCCCGTCAAAGTGCTGGTAGGGAAACCGAAGGTTCTGGGCAATAAAGAAGGAAAATGAAAAGAATAAACAACCTTTTTGGTAAAATAGCCGACTATGAAAACTTGCGACTTGCGCATACAAACGCAAAGCGTGGTCGGATGCACCATAAAGAGGTTATGAAAGTCGATCAGTATGAGGATTACTATCTACAAAGACTGCAGCAATTGCTGCTACAAAAAACGTTCAAAAACTCGCCCTACAAAACCTTCCAAAAAAGAGAAAAGGGAAAAGACCGGCAGATCTTCCGACTCCCATATTTCCCGGACAGAATAATACATCATGCCATCCTGCAAGTGCTTGAACCTATCTGGAAGAAGGTTTTGATCAGGGATACGTACCAGTCCATCAAGGGTCGCGGAGTCCACAGCTGCAAGGAAAGGATCGAAGAGGTATTACATGGCCACGATAAGATGTACTGTCTTAAAATCGATGTAAAGAAGTTTTATCCATCGGTTGACAATGCCATTTTAAAAGGGATTATCAGAAAGAAGATCAAGGATCAGGATGTGCTGTGGTTGCTTGACGAGATCATTGACTCAACCCAGGGGATCCCGATAGGTAATTACCTGAGTCAATACTTTGGAAATATGTACCTGGCGTATTTCGATCACTGGATCAAGGAGAAAATGAAGGTTAAGCACTATTTCCGTTATTGCGACGATATTGTGGTTTTACATGATGACAAGGATTACTTGCAATATCTCCTTGTTAAAATTGAGTACTACCTGGAAAAGAACCTGAAGCTTACAATTAAGTCAAATTACCAGGTATTTCCGGTAAGAAAAAGAAGGATTGATTTCCTGGGATTCAAATTTGATCACCAAAAGACATACCTCAGAAAGTCCATTGTGAAGTCCTTTAAGAAGAAGGTCAGGAATATTGATAAATTGACCAATAAGAGGAGCTCTATAATGAGTTACTATGGCTGGATTAAGGTAACTGACAGTAAAGGCTTATGGTCCAAATACAGGCCATTAATTAATAGTAAAATAAGGATTAAATAACGCAACAAATGGAAACTGACTTAAATAATATCTCCGTCGAACAGGTACAATACATGTATCCTGATTGGACTGAAGAAGAGTGTGTCGAGTACACTAAGAAGGAAAATGGCCGTATTATAAGAGAGCGGGCAAAAAACGAAAACAATTTTAAAAACGATGATCATGGAAAACAGTAAAGTGGGCAAGGTAAACTGGTTTGACGTTTTGAAATCTCTGATTGTGACGTCCGGAACCGCAGTAGGAACGGCATTGATCCCAATTGTATCAACAGGCCATTTCCCGAATCACGAGCAGATCACGCTTATTATAGGAGCTGCTGCAGCCGCAGGGTTAACATATTTAGGGAAACAACTTGGAACCAATAGTTCAGGTGAATTATTGAAGAAAGAACAGGGTAGTTAATTGTCGTTTAAATAAAATTGAAAAGCCATTGAAATAATCCTCAATGGCTTTTTTGTTTTGTGAAAATATTATACATTTCGTTTTGAAATCATATACATTTCGTTTTGCGAATTATAGGTTTAATGAAGTTCCATTCCTATCAAGTATTTAAAAGCGACAAATGAAACACACAACCGAAAACCTGATAAAAATTGCTCTTTCCACCCTGCTGCTGATATGCCTGTTCGAGATGCCCTAT